TAAACCTATCATACTCCGGCTTCGCTGTTCTGTTCAACGTATCTATCATTACCTCAAATAAACCCAAACACACATCGTGCTTTTCTTCTGCACTCATATCGAAATAATTAAGTGGTACTTGAATCTCCCCTATCTTTTGTCGTTTACTCCTTATCGGCATCTTTAATCAATTTAATTTTTGTTAACGTCTTTCTTATTATATATGCTGCTGTCTTTGCATCATACCCTGAATACTTTTCAACCACCTCATAAAACTTTAAATCACCCATAAAATAATCGTTTTGAATTTTTGCAATCAATTCATCCGTAAACATTGGATTAGGGTTTGTTAAAGTAATTGTTGGTATGCTTTTTGGTTTGTCTTTCTTGAAATGTTTTTTGCGTAATACACTTGTTTTATTCTCTGGAATAATATTAGTGGTTTTTCTTTTAGCCATCTCCTGATGGTATAAATACTTTGTATATGTTGCAACGGTACTTTTATGTGTGTTGTATTTGATTGCAAGATCAGATAGGCTCATTTTATTTACATAGTGATCATACAATATTTGATTTACCACTTCCTCCGATAGCATACCTTCCGTTCGCTTATTTGTAAACTTAATCTTTGGTGGTTTATTTTCATCGAATTTAAGTTTTACCTTTATCGGCTTTGGCTTTTCAGCCCATACCCCAATGCACTTACCGTCGCTTGTCTTCTTGATATCATCATACCATATACCATTTTCTTCATTGAACTTCCATCCCATTGCTAGCATAACGCCAAAGGTTTGTCTCTTTTGATGTATGTCTTTATATTTGTTGGGTGTATTAAAAACTTTTTCGCTACCTATACCAGCAGCATCCTTGATAGCACGTCTTTCTTTTCTTTCCCTATCTTTAGCGCACACTTTGCAATCAGGAGTACTTAAACGTATCTTACCAGTTCTCTCGTTAATAGAATAATAGAAATCATCTATTGGTAAGTATTCAGCACAGGCTCTGCATTCTCTGTATTCCATTTATATAAATATACGCTATTTAAGCAAAATCCCGCCTGGCAATAGGAGAAGCCAAAAGCGGGATTTATTTAACCATTATTAGAATAGTAATAATAAATATATTCAAATTATCACTCATCATCAAGTGTAAAGAAATGTTTCTGTTTTTCTGTTGGACCTTTGTAAAAAAACCTTACAATATGTTTCTGTATGTTTGAACGCATCTCTTCAGGTTTATCTACAATACTACTGATGTATGCATTCTTCTCATCTGCATTCATCTCATAAAATTCTGGTAATGATGCTTCACCTTCTTCATCTATCCACCCATTGAAGTTAATTAGTCTGCCCATAACTATTGTTTTTATATATATATAAATATACGAAAAAAGTTTGATAAAACAAAAATCCCCTACCGATTCAGAGTGGCAAGGGATTTAAGAATTGTATATATAGTTAATATAAACAAATATACGAAAAAGTTTTGAATTGTCAAATAAATTAATGAATTATTTTTGCAAATAAAAAGACCCCGAATATCCCATTCGAGGTCTTAGTCGCGAACCATCAGAGTTACGACGTTGGAAAATACATTACAAATATACGAGTTAAAATTTAAATTACAAAATATCTGTAATATTTTTCGCATCTTTTATATTGAGGTAACCAACTTCCTTGTTGATACGTTGTGAACGATTGAAGTCAGTTGTTGCTGGTAACTCTTCTGTCCACCAATTTGGTTCTTCAATTTTATTTAAATTGAAAGAGAATATTCCTTCCGGTGTTGAGTTGATATATCTCATACGTTTATTGCGCAATAGCTGCTTGTATTTGGATCTTTCTATCAGTAGGTAGTCATAGTGCCTACGGCGACATTTGAGTTCAATGGTGAGCTTTAAATCATCACTGTAGCCATCCTTATAACTAAAGGTTGAAGTCTCCTTTAAATCTGGTATTAACTTTTTAACTAAACTAAACAATTCTTTTTCTGTCATTCTATTGATATTGAATTCTATAACGCTTTATTTTACCACCTTCAACACAGTGTGACATACGCATTCCTTGTTCAATTGGACGTAGTTCACAATCACGATGTAATTCAAATACACCAGGTTTCTCTACTAATTCAATCAAATACTTTTGGAATTTCTTCCCTACGTGTTGGTAGTCTTTTACTTCCATTATTCTTCTGATAGTTGAATAGTAAGTAGTATCAGGTAAAAAAGGTTGGTTATCCTTTGATGATACCAAATCATTATTTGAAGTTAGCTTTATCTCTTGTGATGCCACCTTCGGTGTTTCATTGAGTCTACTTTGTAATACTGATACTTCCCCTGTAAGTTTGGATACTTGTTCCCTTAATACCAAAGTAGTACCAGTTAGTTCGGCTATCGCCTTTTCTAACATAAATATCTTTATGCTAGTGTTTGATTTTTGTTCTGTTGCTTCCAACAGTTGTTGTAAATTTTCCATATATTGTTATCTGTTTTATTATAAATATAATTCTTTTTATGCAAAGTTCAAATTATTTCAATAACTGTTTATTGCTATGCCAGTATCCTGCTTCTTTTGTAGAAAGACTATCCCAACCAGAATTGTCAATTTTAATTTTTAATTTTAATAATTCATCCTTCAACAATCCTCCTTCATCATCTTCCTTCAACCTTCTACCTTCATCCATCATCCTTCTACCTTCATCCATCATCCTTCTACCTTCTACGCTAGGTATGCTATAGCCTGCTACAGCTTGCTTGTCATTACTAGCTTTTGCTAAGCCACCTTTCTTACCACCTTCAATTCTCTTCTGTCTCTTACCTTCATTATAATCTAACAGCGGTTGCGTCTGCGACCACAATATTCTCTCTGTTAGGTCATTCAATACAACATCTTTACCTTCTGCGTAGTTACACAGGTTATTGATGAAATTACGAACCTGTTGTTCGTTCATCTCTTTAATCGCTTCGTTCCAACTTACGTAGAACACAAAACTTTTCTTATCCATAATCTATCTGTTTAATATAAAAGGGTTGCCAAGTTACTCACAGCCATTCACCTCTGTTTTCTCCTGACAACCCTCAATGTCTTTTATATCCTGTAATGTGAATGGGGACATATATAAATATCAGCTAAATTACGTAAAGTTTTACAAATAAACAAATACTGGTTAAAAAGTTTTCCACATAAAAATATTTCAATAAAAAGTTTTTTTATCCGGATTTTAATTCGTAATATTGCATATAACAAAATTTAAAATTTATGACACAGACAAAAAAGATCGAGAAGTGCGTCTTCTCAAATGAATGGAAAGGACCAAAAGGTAGTCTTTTCTTCCACGCGGTAACATTAGAAGGTGATGCTTTACCTTGGAACATTGCATCAATTGCAAAAGAACCAGAATTTTTACAAGCTGGAAATGAATTAACTTTCACTATTAAGGATGAAAGTAAAAGAACAATCACTCGTGCTCAAGCTGAAAACAAATCACCTCAAGGTGGTAATGATTTCGGTATTGGAGCTATGGTCGGAAATGCTATCACTAATGCAACAACACTTGCTGCTGCTGGTAAAATTGAGATGAATACAATCGGAGATTGGGCAGAGATTATCTGCGACATTTCAATGAAGATCAAAGAGAAATATAGTCACTAGTTTATTCTGGGGGTTGGTGATGGTGATACTCCTTGCCCCCATTTTAAACAATCAAATAAAATGTACAATTAAAATATATAGTTATGTCAAAGACAACAGATTGGTATTTAGAATTAGAAGAAAATGGTATGCTTTCATTATACGTTTCAAGCGTTATGTTTGATAACAATGAGATAGAAGAGGTTGAAGCTGAGGTAGTTAAGCAAGAAGAGATTAGTTAGGGTTGTGTCATAGCATTGTTATCTAACTATAAAGGGACCTGTAATGGGTCCCTTTTTTATTTGTAACGTTCCTCGTGGAACTATTTTATTCATCCCACTTACCTTTGCAAATTGCATAAGCTTGTCCTTCTTGATCATATTCACCAATAATTTCAGAGATACATCTGCTGATGTATGTGTTCTCATCTTCTCCACCTTGTGGTCCAGGAATAACAAAAGCTTGTTTTGATTGTTGTTGAATTGGAACACAGTTTGGAACCATACGTCCATCAAGATCTTTCAATCCAATTGCTTCATATCCAGGCCAACAAGCATTAGACAAATCATCACCTTCAGCAAAGGACTTTTGCATACCAGCTTTAATGGCACCACAGACCTTATTAGCGGTCTCTTCGTCACCGTACCTAGCTATCTGATCAGCAACACATTCATCCCAAGGATAAGCTTCTAATTGCTGTTCTGTGGCACCTTTTAAATCGATGCTAAATTCTTTGTATACTTTCTTTAGTATTTCGTAGTTACTCATTATAATGTTTTTTTAAATTGTCCGTATGTTAACGGTAAGTTATACAGCTTTACACTGTCAAAGTTTTGGTGAATCCATTTTGTTAATATTGCGTTGTCCAGTTTCACAGTGGAAGCATAATCTAATTCAACATATAACCTATTGTAATAGGATGCTTTATTAAATCCTTCTAGTTCACTTGGAAGTGGGTGTGGCAAATACGTACTATCTATCATATGCTTTTTCCTTTTAATCTTTTGTTTTCTGTATATAATTCCTCAACCTTTTTTTCAAGGTCCTGTATCTTTAAATTTAATGCGTGAATTTCTTCTTTCAGATCGTCAATGATATTCTTGTATAATCCTATTGATAACTCAAGGTTACGCAAGACTTGGTTGTCCGTCTCAGCATTACTTCTTCTTTTACCAGCAAACCAAGCGGCTATACCGGTAAGTGCGTTTGAAAATATTAATAATATTTCTGTATTCATTTCTTTGTTTGGCTTTGTTTTACTTCCGTAGTTGGCATTAATAGCAATCTTGACAAGGAGGGTTCTCGTGTTCAATCTCACTATATACTGGCATATTCAAATTCTTGTATGCATATCCAGTTCTGCTAACCTTATTTAGATAGATTCCATTTACGTACTTCTCTTGCTTATTTGGTAGCATACCATCAATTGTAGAAGAAGATAAGTAATCAGGGAATTTGTTTTGACCTCTACCAATTAATAAATAATCTTGTAGTCTAGTCATATAGAAGTCAGCACGTTGGTTTTGAATTGAACGAAGGTATTTCATTGTGTCCGTATCAACTGCTGTAGCAGATTCCATTTCACCTTGTACAATGGCCCTATTCATCGTTCTATAGTGAAGATGAGGGATTGCTTCAGCGTATGCTTTTTGGATCAAATACGGGGAGATATAGTCGTTTACAAGGATTAATTCATCTGCATTGAATGTGTTACCAGTTGATGATACCTGTGATAACAAGTGATCATAAAACTTTGTACCAAGAATAGTTTGCAAATGTATATCCTGTGCAATTTGTACTTCTGCTTTTAGCACATCCATATCAACGTTTTTGTTGATATTTGTAAATGCTTTTAATTTAATTTCGGATATTAATAATACTCCCATAGTTAATTGTATTGATATTCTTCTTCACCTAACCAAGTGTCCATTTCGTCATCAGTGAATCCGTATCCACTTTTAAGCATATTGGCAGCTTGTTCACGGCTTATTTTACCTTTATTATATTCGCGTATAATACGCATCATTGATTGATATTCACGTCCTTTAAGTCCTTTGATATGTTCATTTACAACTTGTGATTCTGCCGCAACCGGGGTTACAGTAACATCTTCTACAACTGGTTTCTGTATTATATCACCAACTTCAAATAATGATAGAGGCTTAATCTCAAATGTAGTTGGCTTACCAGTCTTCATTGAAACAAGCTTATTAAACGTAGGTAAAAGTTCTGCTTGATATGGCATAATAACCATCTTGCGGAAATATTCTGAATGCTCAACAATTTCATTTGCGGCACCTAATTTACCTGCGGTTGTAACAGCAAATAGCTCACCAGAAGAAACTCTGTGGCCAGCCAAGATTGAACGAATAATATCGTCATATATTTGTTGATAATATGCATCGTTACCTCCAGCTTGAATTTGTGTAATTTCTGGTGCCACTTCTTTGCTTTCATTAAACGATACAATCGCTTGTCCAGCATTATCTGTTCCACCATATTGTTCTTCCAATCCTCTTACAATAATACGCATTTCTTCCTCACCTGGTTGACCATTGTTATAGTTAATCCAAAGTGATGGCATCATACCACGCTGTAAGTTATTCTTGTGGAAATTTTTAATCTCAATATCAATTTGTATTGCAGCCATTGCGCCAGAATAATCTGGGTTTGGATAATACGAGTTTGATGGTTGATAGCATTTATAATATACAATTTGTGATGGGTCTTTAGCGTCTGCGCTAAATGCATCATACTCTGTTATTTCAAATCTTCTTGTGTTTGACCAGTCAGCACAATAGAAATATTTCTCTATCTCATCTGTCTCCGGATCAATCTTACCACTTCTAACACGGCTAAAGTCAAGATGATAAATTTCAGCAATTGATTTTCTATCCTTTGACCATATAACATTTAATGAATATCCTCCAAATAGAACTAAATCCAATGCACACTTCTTCATTACATCGTGAACGTTCTCTTTTGGATTTATCAAGTTAATGGTCGCCATTGGGTTGTTTAATGATACAATACCATCACCCATTATTTGTTCGACCTTTGATGTTACAATTGCTTTGTGAATAGCACAGTTTAAATATTGACCAATCAAATATTGTGGCATTAAATTGTTTTCGCCATAATATACCCAAGGACTTCTTTGAAATACCTCTGAAAAGATTGGTAATGATGCTGATTTAAAATCTACTCTATGTAGCTTTTTATTTGTTTCTTCGTTCATAAATTATTGGATATAAATATAGTTCTCATTATTCTCATTAGGTGATTGATATGTGGTAAAGAATGGTTCTTCTTGTGAACCCTCTAACTCAACAATACCAGTAAAGACTAATGATGTACCATCACCATATATTTTTAATTGATACTGGCCTTCATAGTTTAAATCGCTTGTAGCTAAGTCAAGTACAATTTCGCAGTATCTATCATTCTCAGCAAATTGTGCTGGGTTTGATACGTTAATTAAATAGTTTTTTATTTCTTGTGACATTATATGAACAAATGTCAATGTATAACCTGTG